ACCAAAGAACAACAAACACTATTAGATAACTTATTATATGCTCAACAAAGAAGTGATAGACAAAATGATACAGGGAACACCAGCGGAGAGAGCATACATAGCCAGTAAGGAGTTTAAATACTTTTTCGTCTATTACTTTATAGATTATTGTAAATATCCTTTCGCTCCATTTCATTATGAGATGTTCCAAGACTTAAATGATTTGATGGATGATAAATACAGAGAGATAGCTTGGTTAATGTTCAGAGAGAGTGCCAAGACAAGTTTTGCCAAAGCCTTTATTCTATGGCTTATAACTTTTAAAAAAAGAAACTATATCAATGTTGACTCGTTTGATAAAGAGAACTCTGAAAGAATACTGTTTGATATAGTGGTAGAGATGCAAACTAACCCAAGATACAAAGCAGATTTTGGAGAAATGTATAACTCAAAGAGAAATGCTGACGAGGTAACTCAAAAGAGAGTAAACAACTTTATAACAAACAACGGAGTGCGTGTAGAAGCTCACTCAACCCAAGAGTCAGTTCGTGGTCGTATTCACGGACATCAACGCCCTGATTTCTTATTACTTGATGATTTTGAAACTAATAAGACAAAAGACTCAAAAGCCTATACAGAACAGGTTATAAAGCATATAGACGAGTTTAAAACAGGTCTTGACTCAACTGCAAAGATTATCTATTTAGGAAACTATATTACAGAATACGGCAGTATCCAAACCTTGATAGAACGAGCCAAGACAGATAAAAGACTTTTGATTAGAAATGTTCCAGTAGAAGTAAATGGTAAGCCAACTTGGGACGCTAAGTATTGTATGACTGATAAAGAAGCTGAAATTACTAACAAAGTTAGTTTAGAGGATAAGAAAAGACAGTTTGGCTCTCTTGTTTATTCGGCTGAAATGCTTAATCAACCAATAGATGAAAGCACACAAGAGTTTTTTAAAAAGAATTTTAAATACAGAACAAAAGAAGAAGTTTTAGCTCTAAGACACAGAAAGTTTGCAACGATTGATTCTGCCTTAACTAAACACGCTAAATCTGATTTTACTGGTATAACCCTAAATTATGTTTGGGAGAATAATGATTGGAACATAGAAGCCAAACAATATAAGATAAACAGCAGAGAATTGATAAATATAATATTTCAATTACACGATGAAGGATTTGAAAAGATAGGTATTGAGGAAGGAGCTTTTACTCAAGCAGTAGAGCCTTTTTTTCAAGATGAGTGTAAAGTCAGAAACAAATACCCATACATAATTAAGTTAAAACACGGTGGTGTAATGAAAGAAACTCGTATCAGAGGTTTAATCCCAAGATATGAAGCAGGTCAGATTTATCATATTACAGGAACTTGCCAAGAACTAGAAGAAGAATTACTAAAGTTTCCTAGAGGATTACACGATGATGTGGCTGATAGTTGTCAATACCAGAATGTAATAGCTGAACCTCCTTACAAAGTAGATAAAAGCACCTATGAGTCAGAACCTTTATATTCTGATATAGGTATATAACACTTATTATGAACAAACAGACAATAGAAAAAATAGCTTCACAGGCTATAAAGGAAATATCTTACGCAAGAACTTACAAGCAGGGCAAAGTTTCTAATTGGCAAAAGAATGAAGACCTCTATTATTCTAAAAAGATAAAGCCTTCTGAAAGCAGAGCGTCAGTATCTTTAGGAAGAATGCAAGAGTTTGTTCATACTTTGTTATCCAAGATTGATAACCCTATTATCTTTAAGTTTGTTAAAAGAAAAAACTCCCAATTAAAGAGAACTGAAATGCTAAATGCTTTGAGAGAGTCAGACGCTAATAATGATAACTGGGATATTAAAGATATAGTTGGTAAGAAACAAGCAATTATTTATGGTCGGGCTATCTATTCTTATTACGCTGATAGTATTGACGGCAATTACAAAGCTCACTTAGAGCCTATTGATGTTTATGACTTCTTAATTGACCCAGCTTGTGGTGGTATAGATATTGAAGAAGCCAAGTATATGGGGAACTATGGTGTTTCTCTAACTAAAAAAGATTTAAAAGTTGGATTAAAAAATAAAAACTTCTTGAGATATGCTGTTGAAGATTTATTAAATGGAGTAGGTAATGCTGACGAAAGTAGTCAAGAAGAAACAAATAAAAGAGGTAGAATGTATGGTCAAAATACCATTGGTAATAAAGAAATAGGTGATAATGGTAAGTATAAGTTTTGGAGATGGATAACTACTTATCAAGAGGATGGGGAGAGATATTATCTATTGATTGATAACTCTGGTCGTTGTATTCGTTGTGAGAAACTAACAGATATGTTTCCTCCAACAAAAGACTTCCCAGCTGGAGCATTTCCTTTTTGGACTTGGGCTGCTTTCCCTGATTTAACAGAGTTCTGGACACCAAGTTATTGTGATTATGCTAGAGATATATTTATGGCTCAAGATGTATCTATCAATCAAATGTTAGATAATGCTGAAGCTATAAATAAACCTCAAAAGGTTGTGGATGTGGGAGCTATTGAAAATCTTGCAGAACTTAAATACCGAAGAGATGGTATTATAAAAACAAAGTCAGGTATTGATGTTACAAAAGCAATTCAATTTATTCAAACTCCTAGCATTAACACCCCTATCCAAGTCTTTAATATCTTAGAGGCTATACAAGAAAAAGCCTCTGGAGTAACTTCTGGAGCTAAAGGAGTATCAGATGAAGATGGCAAGGTTGGTATCTATGAGGGTAACCAAGCTGCAGCTGCTGATAGATTTGGTCTATTGAATAAGTCTTACGCCTTTGGATATAAACGCTTTGCTAAACTTTATGAATTAGGTGTAAGAGAACATCTTATAAAGAAACAAGCGATTGATATTGTTGGTCCAAAAGGTATTGAGCAAATTAAAGTAAAGAGAACTGATATTTTTAGAAAGAATGATGAGTTCGCTGTGTTAGTAGAAGCATCAAATGCTGAAACTATGGCATCAATTCAAGACAGAACTTTGAAATCTAACTTCCTTGCTCAAAATGCTAATAACGAAATAGTTAACAAAAAGAAATTATTTGAAATCTCTGCCAAAAATGCTGGTTTCACTGAAGATGAAATAAGTCAATTACTTGATACATCTGTCTATGGTAATTCAGAGCTTATGAGTGAGTGTGATAGAGACTTAGAGAAACTATTGGATAATGAAGAGTTAGAAGCTAACTGGAAAGCCAATAATGCTTATAAACAAAAAATGGTTGATTATATAAAAGACCATCGTGAGGATATGAATATGGAGCAATTCCAAAGAATAGCAATGTATATTGATTCTCTGGAAGATATAATCTATAAGAACGAAGCAAGAGCATTACAAACTGAAAAATTAAATATGTTAAGGGAACAAACTGCCAATCCTATGGCAGGTGGCAATATGCCTTCCCCACAAGAAGATTATGCCAACATACAAAATCAAGGAGCAGTCGAAGGAGAAAACAACATTATCTAAGAGTGATTTTGAACTAGACTTTACAGTAGAATCAATAAATGAACACTTAAAGTATCTGGTAAATAAAAAGAAAGAACTAACAGCTCAAATGGGCTTAGAAAAAGCCAAGATGACTAACTATGTAGAAAATCATCCTTACATCTTTAATCATACACCAGAGGAACGCAACGCTATTGCTTTGTATGATAGAGCAGAAACTCTGTATAAAGTTTGTGAAGAAGGTCTTGAAAGTGTTAATAAACAATTCGCTGAATATGCAGTAGAATTGGACGAAATTAAAAAGCAAACAGGTATTGAAATTAAAATAGACTAATATGTTAAAAGAAGAAGTAGAAAAGGATATAAAAACTTATAAATCATTATCTGCTTTGGCTAATTCTGATGGTGGTAAGCTCTTAATTAAAACTCTTCGTAAAGATATAAAGTCTGATATAGACACAATATGTTCTCTAGTTAATGAAGATGAAATGAAACTAAGAGTAGCAATAATGTCTCTTAAAAAGAATATAGCACTTTTACAAACATTAACTCGTAGTAAAAAGAACCTTGAACTTGCTTTAGAAGCACTTGAACAGGTTGATGAGTAACGCTAATGCCCCTGATAACTCGGGGGTATAATGCGATAATCACTTATCGTTTAACTCTTGGGAAGAGGAATAAAACCCCGATGAGCAGCATCGTTAAAATGTTAATTCTATGACTGATGAAGTCAAGACCGCTCCAACAGCTGAGGAGTCAAATCAACAAGCTAACACAAATTCCGAAGTGAAGACTGAAGTTAAAACTGAAGTCAAAGAGGAAACAGTCGGTGAAGTTTTAGTTGAAAAAAAGGAAACTCCTAAAGAGGATTCTGTACCTCTCTCTGCTTTCTTGGAAATCAAGAATAGTAATAAAGAGATGGCTAAACAACTAAAAGAACTTCAAAAAAGCATTGAACAGGGAGCTTCAAAAACTGAAGTATCATCTGACATCAAAGCTATTGCCGACAAACACGGATTAGATGAAGTCTTTTTACAAGACTTTGCTCAATCAGTGAAAGCACATGCAGAAGCAGAAATAGATGCTAAAATATCTTCTCGTCTAAAACCTTTGGAGGAAAAGGAACATAGCGAAAGAATTAACAAAGCCTTTACTGAGCATTATCAAAAAGCTCTAGAGCGAATGCCAGAGTATAAGGATGTTGTTAATCAAGAAGTTATCAAAGCTCTCTCTCTGATGCCTGCAAATGCTAATAAGACCTTTACTCAACTTTTTGAAGAGTCCTATGGTCATCTAATAACTGGAAAAAGAACACTTGATACTACACCTGCAAAGGGTGGTAAGAGTGATGGTTTTACAGTTGATATAGATAGAGCAAAAAGAGATTCATCTTATTTCAAAGAAGTTATGTCTGACCCTAATCTAAAAAAGCAATATAATGATGCTATGATGGGGGGAGTTATTTCAATGATTTAAGAACAATAAGTTAGTAAAGGCAAATAGATTTATTTACTAACTTAAATACAAATATGGCTTTAACGGATTTTAAACCCCATTTTGACAACGCATACCAAGAAGTTTTTAATAAAGTTTTGGTTGCTAAGAAAGTGGGAAACTTCCGCTTTGAACCAGTATTAAAATACGGTGAAAGTGTGGAGCGTGTTGCTTACGATATTAGCAATGTGGTTGTTCGTCCTACTGTTCGTGGTAGTGCTTCAATTATTGATACAGTTACTGATAGTGCTGAACTATTGACTGTTAACTTGGAATATGAGGCTGCTTTCCACATCTCTGATGGTGAAGTAACTCAAGCTGGTCCTTTAAATCCTGGTGAAGTAATTGGTGGACAAATTGCTGTCAAAGTTGCAACTGACTTTGATGCCCGTTTCTTTGGTGAAGTAGTTAATGCTGCTTATGACTTTGATAACGGAGATTTGACAACTTTAGCTTCTAATGGAACTCCTATCACTTTGAGTTCAACTACTGTTCCTCAAATGGTAACAAGAATGCCTGCTAAACTAAGAAGGAACAACCAAATGTTAACAAACCTTTGTTTCGTTGTTGATAGTTATGCTGCTTCTGAAATTGAACAATATCTCTTGAGTAAGAGTATTGACTTAGCTGGTTCAGTATTTGCTAATGGCTATGCTGGAAAAGTTAACCAAGCTGAAGTATATGTTTCAGAAAATTTAACAGGTGAAGCTGTTTTGACTGATTCTGGTACTTTCGCAAACGGTGAAACATTTACCATCAACGGTGTTGTGTTCACAATGGTTACTGCTTTGTCTGCTGATCCTGCTATTGCTGGTGAAATCGTTATCGGTGCTGACTTAGCTGCTTCAATGACTAACATTGCTGCTGCTTTAAATGATCCTGGTACAACTACAGCAACTTTCACAGCTTTATCTGCTGCTGACCAAGCAACTATTACTGATTTGAAATTGACTGCTACTGCTACTGCTACTACCGTTACTATCGTATGTAAAGGTTCTGGTCGTTTGACTTTAGCTGAAACTGGCGGTTCAACTTCTTGGAGTAAAAATTTCATCCACGCTTACTATGGTAAGAAGGGTGCTATTGATGCAGTATTGCAAGATATGAAAGAAGTAGATATGAGACCAACTGATGACCGCAGAGGTACAAATGTATTCTCTTCCTACTTAGGTGGTTTGAAGACATTTGCTGATGGTTCAAAAAAATTCTTGGATGTTATGATTGCAGCCTAATATTAAAGGCTTTCTCTCTCCCTTTACTGGGGGAGGAAAAAGTTTTTAATCTTAACTCAAAAAAATATGCGAACAGACGCAGATTTAAGAAATATACTCATTGAAGAAACTACACCAGATGGGTTGATTTCTCAATGTATCTTAACTGACGAAAGTCTTCCCACTGCCGCCAGTAAGTTTTCTATTGGTTGTCTTTTGACTTCCAGTGCAAATGGAAAAACATATCGTAATGCTGGTACAGTCGCTATTCCTTCTTGGAATGATATTGGAGCCACAACTGCTGATGAAATTTCATTAGCTTATGGTTCTGTCTTAGTTGGCAATTCAAGTGGTTTAGCTGCTGCTTTGAGTGCCAAAGGTGATGGCAAAATCTTGGTTGGTAATGGCACTACTGTTACTTCAGTTGCAGTATCTGGTGATGCTACTTTAGCTAACACAGGTGCCTTAACAATTGGTAATGATAAAGTAACAACTGCTAAAATTTTAAATGCTAATGTAACTTTAGCTAAATTAGCTGCTGGTATTACTCCTTCTCATGTTGTAAAGTTTGCTAAATTAGGTAGTGAAATTACTACCACAGCCCTGACAGGTTTGGTCGTTGGAGATTTAGTTATTCGTTTTGTAGCCGATGGAACTGTAACTTGTAAACCTTGTACTGTCGATGATACTTTGCCTGATGACCCTGCTGATACTGATTATGTGATTGTTTTAAGAGCCGCTGCTTAGTTTTTACTCTCTCCCTGAACTATCGGGGAGAGGAATAAGAATTAACTTATAATATGGTAACATCAGATATAATCAAAAAATTTGAGCTGTATGTTGATGATAGCTCTGAACTATCTCCAGCAGAAGAATTAGATTTAGCAAATAAAATATATCACTTGATTTGTGATAGCAAGACTTGGGAGTTCTTAAAAAAAGAAGCTACTGGAACTATTAATGGGACTTATATAACAATTCCAACTGATTTTTCTCATCTTGTTGAAAATTACGAATATACAGATAATTCAATATCAAGTCAAATAAATGCTAAACCAGTTTTTGTCTTTGTAAATAATACTCCTTTTCAGGTTGTTAATTGGTCAGATAGACGCAGATATACGAATAATAACAATGTTTGTTACCTTGATATTGT